TGCTGGTATCCCTCTTTATAGTGGTCAAAAACCACCTCCACACCTCAGGAACGAGCCGCCTACCCGGCGGCAAGGCCCCTAAGGAGCTCCAGCGGGACGTTCATATCCGCTGGTTTGCCGGGCAACCAAGTAGAGGTTGCACCGGAGTACGCGATTTTGCGTACTTTCGTGCGCGTATTTCTACGCTCGGCAAAGGGCATGCTCGACGGAGAACCCGTCAATGCAGCCCTCATAACGGCTATTGGGTAGCCCTGTAGGCGACGCGCTTTAACATCAGGCACGCCGCTCCTTACTATCTCCGTCCAACTCCAAGACATGAGATGTTTATCATATCTGGCGAAGGGGGAGGTAATAAAGGTCTCAAAAGGTACCTCTAGAGCTGTACTTACGTCACCCTTATAGGGGCGAACGAACTTACAGTTTTGAGGAATGAGTTCCTCGAGAGTTTCGAGTAGCTCACCGAAGAAAGTTGCAGTAACCTCCTTCGACCTAACGAGATTACAGAACTTGAAGATGTTCTCAAGAGAATCGAGAGCATAATCAAGCGTTATAGGACGTACGTCCCTACCTTCATACCAATCTGCCCCGCATGACTCACGAAAGGGACCCGAAAGAAAGGTCTTACTCGTGTTAACTCTGAAACCAGCGACCTTCAGAAGCTGAAGGACACGCTGAGCAGCAGACTCTCGTACAATGATGTCATCCCCATAAACACTAAAATCGTGTTTTAAGGATTTCTCATCGTATGCGACTGCACAGAGTGACGCAAAGATAAGCGTCTCAAGCGGAAAGCAGAAGCCGTTACCCATCGACGCGAATTTATGGTAGGTAAACTCTTCACCTACCAGTCTATAGCGTCGACTCCGAGCATGGTCTAATAACTCAAACCAGTCGGGGGGTAGTAAGTAACGCACGAGCTCTATACTCAGCGAATCTGATGCTGAGGACAGGTCGATTGTCACATACGGGTCTATCGCGTCCACAAGAGAACCCTCACGGGCTAACTTTTGGTTGCGCGATTGATCACGCAGATCGATACCAACGCGCTTTAGCTTTTTACGCATAAGCTCGTCTATACCTTTCTGTATGAACCCGTTGAGCAACGGCTCGACTGCAATGGTCCTTTCGATCCTTGCAGTCTTGGGCACGAACGTTATTTTGTTGTGATGCACGAAGCGGCATCTTTCCATGAACTTCTTGTAAAAGAGCTCATGGTCAAACGCGATGAGGCCTCCCTTTTCCTCGACTCTGTTAAGGAGTTCGAAGATGTGGAAGTCACCGACCATTGCTGATCTCGCTAAGTGAAAGGCGCCAGGCGACACGGACCAAGTTTGGCCTAAAAGTTTCCGGGCCATATTGGTAGCATTCCCGTGGACGCCGACAGAAGCACCTGGTCCCCATCCACTCAGGTTATATATGCTCTGAAGGTCCGGCAAAGGACCAAGAACATATCGAACCCATCGGGCGGCTCTCTCGAGCGGCTCTGAGTAAGGATTGCGTTTTTGAAACGCACGGAAGCGAGCGTTCACCCTTTTGCAAAGGTGCTCCGCTTGTTTAAACTTCCGAATAGCCTGCTCCCTCTTGTCAAAAACAACGACGTTAGAGGGAAACGGGTACTTCCTTATGAGAGATGCGAGCTGATTTGCGGCGAAATGCTCCGCCGCCGTTGAATACTTCTGTTCAACCAAAGAATCAGCACAGGCGACAAGTCCCTTCCAGTCTTTTGCACGTAACTTCTTATGCAGCTGACTGGCAGGTTCCATATCGCAGGACCTCAACAACTTATCCAGGAAGCTAGTGTAAATATTCCACGAGCTGACCCGGAGGTTGTTGTCAAAACGACGAAGCTCTGACAACTTTTTGGATCTCACAAAGATCTCCAGAGTTGTTACTAGTTCATCCCTAAAAAGATGATGGCTAGTTTCACGATAGACGCCAACCAGTTAAGGAAGGTGTCACCCGTGTCAATCAATAGGAATGTCAGCACGAATACACCGAGAATTAACATCTCGATGCGTCCGATTTTCAGCCCGGCCGTGAGGCCAAGGCTAATAGCTGATCTTCTGCTGCTTGACATGGGTCTTGAAGTCAGCTCCGCTAAGGAGTGCTCCAGTATCGTTCAGCGCTGCGTCGACGTCGGCGTCTGCTACACCCACGGGTGCACTCACCGAGATTTCGACGATGATGTCCCCTTTCGGGGTCAACGCGCCGGTCAAGGCAAGTGTCCGAGAAAGCTTGGCAGTCGTACGACCAACACCGCTAAACACGGCCGTCGGTTTCGGAGCAGTCCGCTTCAGCAAGAGAAAATCTTTTGCTGTTACGGTATGCCCAGGCCCGTTATAGCCAACGGAATCACTTCCGTACTGGTTAGCGGAATAGGTCTTGGTATTGAACGTCAACGACATCGGGTGATACTCCCTAAGAGTTGTACGCCCTCAGCTC